ATCATATGCATGTTCTGTCAACCAGTAGTAGTTCTTATCGTTTTCCATTACCCACTGTGTACATGGATGTCCCACAAAAGATGCTTTATAAAGAATATCTTCCATTAATTGATATGGAGACTTCCATCTTTTGATTCGTCGATTGTTTGCGGACAATTCCGTATACTGTTCACCATCTAAAACACGATGAGCAGTAGACAACATTTGTGCCGATTCGACAATCATTTTTACTACATGCTTGTCACACATCATTTGGGCGGCGATATTCGGGTCATTATCAAGTACAAATATGTTCATAAAAATATTCTATCGTAAAAATGTTAAAAGTCAAATTATATTTTCAGAGATTCTAGATATAACTCTTTTACTATCTTCTTGAGTTTATTAGGATTTTTAATATTTGGCATCAAATCAATTTCATCATTGATGAGTTCAATAGTATTTTTACTTAGGTCAACATCCTCTTCATCTGTCTCGGTATCAAACTCTTCTATTATAGTTATGTTTGCGGGTTGAGCATTATTTAATGCTTCCAAGAATTTATCGAACATTACCGGATTCTGTTTATTTACAACATAAATTTTAACAAAACAATTTTTATACTTGGAGAAAGTTTGAATCAATTCTGTTGGTTCTTCGTCGGACAAAGAATCATCATAGGAAACTGAATGAAAGATACTATTAGGATTTTCTATAAATTCCAAATCTCTAGTTTCAGTATCTATGACATAGAACCCCTTCTTGACATTTAAATCAGTAAATGTTATTTGATACTGTGTTCCTAGATAATAAACATTATCTCTATGCGACTTTTGATGAAAGTGTCCAGATAAAACTTTTTCATATCGTTTGAAAATATCAGAACTCATATTTCCATGCCAGTCAACTCCTGGCATGACTTCATATCCGTCTAGTTCCAAATGACCACAGAATATGGGTGCGTTCGCTGTTTTAATAAATTCTATACTTTCTTCGTAATTTTCTTTATTAATCCAACTCATCATTGCAAAACTCAACCCACCTAGTTCTATGACTTCTGGATTTTCATATACTTTTATTGTTTCATATGGTTTGAGCAATTCACACACAGAATTTAAAGAGTTAGTATTCTTAAAGAAGCAATCATGATTACCCAATATCATGTGTACATTTATTTTCTCTTGCTCAATGATATTAAGAAACATCTCTTTGACATGGTTCAATGTCTTGAAATTGATATACTTTCTCCGGTCAAAAAAATCACCTAAAGAAATTACTGTATCAATATTATTTTCTTTAATGTATGGGAAAAATATTTCTTTATAAAACTTCTCAAAGTATTCTAGAAATATAGGGGAATCGTTTCTTGCGCCAAAGTGTTGGTCGTTTATAATAGCAATCTTCAAACTATTATTCCTCCATAAAATTATCTAATGTTGCTCCTGATATATCTTTACTTTTCTTTTTCTTTTTCTTTGGAGTAAAATTATCAATATCAGTTTTAGTTATCCCAAACTGGGTCGCAATCGCATCAATTTCATTACTTGCTTTTTCATCTACCCATCGTATAAAGTTGTTTTCGTCCATCTGTTCTGCTACTTTATACTTGATATACATTTGCTTTTTCTCTTTTTGTATTCTTCTGAGAAAAGCATAGTATATCATCTGTGTAAAATAAGAAAAGGGGTTTTTTGATTTTTCTGGATTGAAATTATGAGCATACATTAAACAGTTTTCGATACCATCCCCTATCATCTCTTCACGATATTCGTAATTGATAAAGTTTGGTCTGTAAGATAAATGTTCAGCAATTTTCATAAAACACTCTCCGATATAATCACAAACCGGTGGACGAGATTCTCCTATTTCTTCTGCTTCATTTACCTTGTCTTTCCATACACACATTGCTTCATAAAATTTTTTATTATCTACATAATGATTATCTGGTTTTTTATCCTCACTCACATGTTTATCCTTTCATTCTTGTGGGTCCCAATCGGCAAATCTATCTTCGATTTCCCTATCATCAAAATCAGTGGCATCATCTTTTCTCCTAATAGGAGAATTTGTTCTTTTGTGTTCCCGCAATCTTTTTAGAAAGGATTGTAAGTCACTCATATTAAATTCATCGGAATCTGCCTCTGCGTCTTCGTTTATTGTATTCATTATATTCAAAAATATCTCTGGTGGCAACAAAAAATTCATCATAATATGATTTTCTTCTTCTATATCTTCTGGTTGCATCATTTCTTCTACAGAATCATTCATTTCTTTTAGATTTTCTAAATCACTCATCAATCTCTCTAAAAATTCTGATGACTGTGGTTCGTCGCCTTCTTCTTTTTTCGTGTCTTCCATGTCACGCATGGCATCATAATATGCATCTTCTCTTTCCAATTCCATTAAATATCTTGATATTAAATCTGGAGTAGGTTTTAGTTCCAATGCAACATAATCTAAAGGAAGTTCGCAATTTATTTCAAATGTATTATCCAACCATCTTCTTAATAGAACAATATCTCTAGTCATTCCACTGTTTCGGTCAAGTAAAGTGGACATTTTAACTTGCATAGGTCTAAAAAGTGTGACTTTTTTGCTAGTTGTAGAAACTACTTTTGATACTATTTCTTCACCTGAACGCAGTTTATATAACTTATATTTATCTCCACTCATGCAGTTTCTCCTTTAGACAAATCTATCTGTATGCTTCTATAATCGAACTTCTCTATATTATATATGCGAATTCTCTCCACAAAATGCTTGAGTGTGTGGTTCTTCCATGCTTTCCATGATAAATCGTCGCCTATATCATATAGTTTTGCCTTATCTTTATGTTCCGATTTTCTTAACTGGCGCCCAATTGACTGCAAAATTCTAATTCTTGATTTAGAAGGAGAAGCAAAAATAATATTATGAAGTCTTTTGATAGAAATACCCGTGGAGAATGTACCATACGATGCAATGATTATTGCTTTGTCGTTTTTCTCTACAATCTTTCTTAACTTTTCTCTGTCTTCTATTGGTGTGCCACCATAGACAAAAAATACCTCATGGTCTGGACACACTTTATTGATTAATTCATTTAAGTGTTTTCCGTGTTTTTCTACTAACTGAAAGAGTATCAAAGTATTTCCTTTGAGATTCTTTGACATGTTTGCTATAAAATTGTTTCTTGTTTCATTTTGAACCAACCACTCTAGTTCATCATGATATTTACATCTTTTTAATAGTTTTCTATCTTCTTCTTTATGTTTAAGAAGAATACAATCAATCTCAAGAGATGAAAGAAGGTCTTGTTCCATTAAATGTTTAGTGTTTGTGACTTTAAATACTGGACCAAACAATCCTTCAATCACAAGTTTATGTGTCAGGGAATCATCAAGAGTTCCTGTAGTTCCTATTCTATAAGGACATTCAGTTAATTTTGTCATAATAGATGTTAGAGACTTTGCTTTGAACAAGTGACACTCATCACCAAATACTGCACCATAATTAGAAAAGTATTTCTTCGATTGTTTGTATATACTTTGCCATGTTGAAATGATTATCTTGCTTTCATTTATTTTATCTTGTCCAGCAAAAACACAATGACATTCTTTTTCTGCATCGAATCGAGAATCTAATTTTGAATATTCTTTAAAGTCAGAATACATTTGTGTTACAAGTGATGTAGTGGGAACAATGATGAGTATTTTTTTATCTTTTGGAATCACATCCGCATAGTATCTACAAAGTGCATAAATCATCAACGACTTACCAGAACCAGTTGGTGACAACAACAAACATCTATCATTGTTCATAGCATGTGACACAGCATCTACTTGGTGTGGGTATGCTTTAATTGTTGCATCGCCGTATGTGGGTACTAAATTTTCATTTATAAATTTTTCAACATGTTCGTCATCAAAATACTTGCGGGTATCTTCCGGTAAATCTATACTGTAATCTCTTTCCTTTGCGAACTTTTCAAGATAAGGAATTAACCCTGCATATAAAGTTTGACCATAAATGTTATATAATTTGATACTACCATCCCACATTTTGTTTTTATATGCGGGCATGAATTGATATCCTGGAACTTTGAATGTAAAGAAATCAGAAAGTTCCTTTGCGATACCTCTTTCGCAGTCAACTTTTATGCTGACAGAATCAAATTTTTCAACAACTATGTCACTCATGGGTTAAATATTTTACCGTTTACTCTAATTGAAATTCCTTTTCCTATCGGTTCTTTCCAGTATATCGTAAGAACACCTGCTTCGTTTAACATTTGCAATCCTACTTCACATGAATCTTTCCATCTCTTTGGCATTATATCATAAAATGGTTTATGTCCAACTACAGTTTTGATTCCTGCTTGTATTATTGCTCTTGAGCAATCTGAACAGGAAAACCAAGGACAATACATAATGGTATCTTGGGTTGAAATACCCATTCTTGCCGCTTTGTAAATTGCATTTCGTTCTGCGTGTTCAACATACTTATATTTATTTGGTCTTTTCCACCTCTCTTCTGTTGATGCTATATTATCGGGTAAACCATTACATTCTAATGAAATTATTCCTTTAGAAGGATGAACAATCATAGCGGCATTTTGTGTTGATGTATCTTTGCTATTGTGTTCTGCAAACTGATACACTTTCTTCAAATAAACAGGATGCATCGGGTCATGTACTATATCATATGCCACTTGTAAATTTCCTCCACTCGATAGCATTCTTTATTTCCCACCCTCTACCTGTGATACTTTTAAGCACAGATGCTAAATAATCTACCTTTTCTTGTTGGTAAGTTATTCTGTGGTCAAGTGTGGAAACATCACTATCTGAATATAGATATCTATCTAATT